AGCCTCCACAGGACGTAACCAGCCGTCAGGAACGACTTACCGCAGCCCCTGTACGCCATGATGATCCGCCTGTCAGGACCGTTCTGCAGGTAGTCCGCAAGCTGGTATTGAACTGGAGTGGGGCTTGGAAGGCGTAGGTAGTGCCAAAGGTGAGTAGCAAAAACAGGAAAACTGGCTACAGCTTCTTGGATTAACTGCTCTGTTTGCTTACTGGTCCTTGGCATCTCGAGCCCACTTGAATACTTGACTCAAGTTATTCTGCAGGATCATATTCATCTTGACGAACTCATACGTCATCTTTTCGAGGTCATCTCGAGAGGCGTTAGGGAGTTCTCGCCGTATCCGTTCTGCCCGTAGAGATTGCTCTAAGGAGAGATTGAGATTGGGCATAGGAGGCAGTTCATCCATTGTTCGATGACAAACTCACGCTCCTCACAATAGTCAGGGCGACTTTTAAACCACATTTTCCAGTTATTACTTCCCTTTTCGTGGTTACAACGCTTACAAGCTGGAACAATATTGGTAGCTAGATCCTCACCACCTTTAGTTTTGGGGTGGATGTGATCAAGAGTTAGTTTGTCGCTTTTGGTACCGCAATAGGCACATTGACATCCAAAAGCTTCTTTAATTGATTGTCTCCATTGCTTGACTGCTTCTCGCCGTTGTAACGCTTGAAGATTAGCCATAGCAGCATCTGGCGTTAGATACACAAAAACCCCAGCTGGCGAACGAATCACCATACCGGGGTTCTTGCTTGGTACATATAGGGTTGTATCCCTATGCACCAATATAGCTTCTAACTTTCTTGATATCGACTTCTGGCAAAGCAGAAATCATTTCGGAGATAGCGCTAACGTCACCACCGTTAAGAGCAGTAATACCCTGGTCTTTCAGGAATTTAATGGCGTTAGCAAGGTCAGAAGCTTTTACGTCATCACGATTCAGTTGATCAATCAGCTTCGTCGCCACCAAACGGTGAAGAGAATACAGATCATCTTCTGAGGCGAGACCTTCAGTCTTATTTAGAGACTTTTTTGGAGAAGCTGCCATACAAAACACGGAATGCCTTCAACCCCAATTGTACGAGGCTGTTTTCGTTCAATTTGGATACACCGATAAGTTCAGACAGAACAAACAACAGTGACCACAGGGCTGCTTGGACAGCGGGATCTGAGAAGTCCATAATAATTAGGACGGGTTCTCAATCAAAATAGCCCACCCAGTTCCTGGACCTTCTACTTCCCACCTTTTGTTCCAATTCTTCTGCGTATAAACCACCTCTTTACCTTTGCTGTGATTGGTATAGCCTCCACGGACCATATCGGCTTCACCATTAGGGTCGTGATGTATCCAAACACCGTCTTGATACCCAATAACAACAGAGTAGTGTCCGCCACCGCTAGGAGCCCCCACAGGGCCTTTGTGTAGCCAACCGACTACAACAGGCCTACCTGCGTCTAACTCGCGTCTGAGGAGCTCTGGGGTGCCGTTCTGGACGAATTTAGCGCGTAGTCCGAAGTAGTCGAGGGCATCTAGCTGAGCTTGAGCGCTGGTTGAGTCTCCGTAGCGCTTCCTGACAAGGTTGTATTCATCATCGCTTTTGACCTTTTTGTAATACCGAGCAACCATCGCACAGCTGGAACTGAAGCACTCTCTCCAGCCGGTACCGCTTTTGTTATCTAGTTGATATTCATACGGAACCTTTAACAGAACCCCGTGCTTGGTGTTAGGCAGGGTGTTTTTAGGACCTGATCGCCACAAATCAGAAAACTTTGCCAAGATCCCTTCAGGAATGTGATCCTGCAAGAAATCAAGAGCAAAGTTTTGGTGATCTTGGTTGTTGTAATACTTGGCTACATCACGAAGAGAAATTTCTTCCATTGATCAAGATCCTGTCGAGTTTTTCGTCGATGTGTTGGATCTGTTTGTCGATCCGGTCCATCATCGGCATTAACTCGTCCTTTCTAACAAACTCTTTATGAACCGTCATCTCTACTTGATCGATGCGACGATCCAACTCACCAAGCTTTCTGGTAGACCAAGCAAAAACGCCGCCTCCAATAGAAGCAGCGCCAAGGATTAAAGAAAGGACAAAAGAAGGATCCATCAGGCCATACCGTTAAAGCCTTTCTTCATTTTGTAAGCCAGTTTTACGTCAATTGAACCTTGACGGTAGGGATGGCCTTGAGGAAGACGCTTGGTTTCGCCTGTTTGAGGCAACGTAGGACCACCAGCTTGAGGCTTTTTAGGACCTTTAGGAATTTCAAATGAAGGCATTGTTATTTACCTTTAGGGACGCAGTTAGGGACGGTTTTGGTACCTTTCTTCTTAGTACCAACCATTTCGTAGCCTTTCCAGCAAGGTCCTTTAGCCATAACTAAGAAATATCTTTACTAACTATATTCAATTCTCCCCATGCAGCCGCTCACGCGCTGACACTGCTCTAGCCAAGGGGTGGTGGCGAGTAACGCTCCATGCTCCAAAAAAGTGGTTTACATAGAACTACAGCCAGGCAGTTAGCTGCCCGAGAACTTTAGCTTTATTTCATCTTTGTGGTGTAGGTCCGACCACGCCAGTCAAATTGCTTTTGACCAGCTTTACGAGCCTCAGCAAAAGCAGCGTCAAAGGATTGAGCGCGAGTCATGCCCTCTTGAGGGTTTCTGGGCAGGTTCTTTGGCTCTTTAGAAATCCGCTCACGAGTCTCTTGCATCTTCTTTTGCATTTCGGCAGACAGTTCACCAGAGGCCAATCCACGAGGCTTGCTGACTTCGTAAGCAGCAGCTAGAGGACCATAACGGCGTACAGCACCTATGACGTTCATGACATCACTGAGGATACTCAGACCGGATTGCTGAGGGCTTCTAGCAGCTCCTGAAGGGGTCACAGTGCCAGGCATATTGGCCCGAGGAAGACGAGCCGTTTGCATAGGACGCTCCTTACCGCTAGGGGTAGGAATGTTGCGACCTCGTTGAGTGGCTCCTTGACCTTCAGGAGCGTAGCGACCCGCGTTACTACGAGTCTGACCACCGCGTTTGATTGGCATGGGACTTACTTGGTTTTATAGCCTTTATTCATTTTGCCTCCTTTTTGCACCTGAGGCTTGCCCGCAGATTTTGCTTCCTTAGACCAGCGCTTAGCGATCTCAGGATGCTTAGCGTACATATAACGCATTTGCTTTTCGGAGCTAAACGGCATGATGGGCTTAAAACAGTTCTTTTACCAGCTTATTGAATATCTCTTTACTTGGATAATTACAGAATGGAGAGATGCAAAAACAACAGCAAATTTAAATCAAGAAATACGCAAATACCACGAAGCGGCTGAAGAGTTATACCCCCAGCCGCAGGCAGAATTTAAGGAAAATGGCGTTTTTGGAGAGGAGGGGTGGTACATCGAAATTTCCCACCCAGCTTTTACTTCCCCTGACCTCGATAAGCCTTCTGACCCCGTTTAGGTTTGCTGTTTTTGCTAGTACCCTGCATCGTTTGCTTGGGTTTAGGGGGCAGCTTTACGGGCTTACCACTCATTGTCTTTTTCACCACGGGACCCCAGAAGCTTTAGTAGGGGTGCGCTGCTCATCAAGTTGAGCTTGAAGCGCTGCGTGGACTTCTTGGACCTTTTCATCGCCAATTTTAGGCAGCAGCCATTCCATGACTACTTGATCTTCAGTCAGCTCGCTGAACGGAATCAGATCGCCTTCAGGACGCTCAAGACCAATAGAGCCATAGGCACCAGCGCGATACACCTGATCTTCCGAAACAGCATCCACAGTGTAGTGAATGGTGTAAACGTAACCGTCGCTAGTTTCGCGTTCAAGGTTAGCAACGCGCCAAGTAAAAGAAGTAGACATTAGGTAAAGGTGGTTCTGAAATAGTTTAAAAGGTTTGCAACCAGTTGGAACAAGGCCGGTTGCCCGCCTATTGAAGGTGACTACGAGTCAGCAAGGCGTTTCATGCCTTCCGCATTGTTCTGGTAAAGATCGTCCAGGGCTTTTTGAGCCATGAACTCGCGTGTCACGGTCAGGGCGTCTTTGTTCCTGTTGTTCTCGATTGCTGCAAGCAGCTCAAGTTTGTAATCTTTCTGGGTCATTTTAGAGAGTAGGGCTAAGAGGTCTAGCAAGCCATCAACACGCAAGGTACGCAGTAGCTGCCATCGTCGTAAATGCAGGTGACGTGAGTGCTGGTCACCTTGGCGATGGTCTTGCTGCGGATGATGTCGTCGTCCTGAGGCTTGGCGGTGCCATCACCAGCGGACATCAGCAGATCGCCACGCTGCACCGTGACGCCTTCAGCGATGCGGATGATCATGTCACCCGTCATTCCAACAAAGAAATCGAGCGGACCATCTTCGTCAAACGAGGTAGATACAAACACGCCAGCTACGTTTGGGTCTCCTTCAACGTCGCTTACCTTGGTTTTATTGAGCTGCTCGTTGTCCTCTTCACCCCATTCGCACATCTCGTCCAAGTTGGACATGACAGTGCCCTTTAGGATGCCAGAAGGGTCTTCATCGTTAGGCAGTTGCGACCAACGGGCGAGGTGACCACCGCCGTAAGTAACCGTGGTGCCGGAAACGGAAATTGTCCCTTCCGTTACTTGATCTTGCCGAATTGCAATAACACCACCGTCATTGCCAGTTCTGTCAAAATACGCGGTAATATTTTGACTTGTTCTTACTTGAAAGTAAGAATCGGTTGATGGGGTAAGACCTACGGTTACGGAGCCATCCTGAGATATCCTCATCCGCTCCGTCGGGCTGCTCGCTCCATCGGCGGTAGTGGAGAACACTAGGCGGCCAGGCATATCATCGTTGCCGGGCGTGCTGTCTACAAATGCTTCGATACTTGCTGCTCCAGTGTTTCTGTCTGTTCCATCAGCGCCTACAAACCAAATAGCACCAAGCCGATCTCCAGATTGAACAGCAGTGACAGCACCGTTTGATGTTCCCCTTGATTTACCGAGCAAAAGCAACGGTGAAGTCAGTTGATCGTTGGCATTGCAAAAACCTGACAAAGCAGAGCCATCGTATGTAGTACCCTCTATCTGAAGTCGTGGCGATATGCCTGCATAATTACCACCGTTACTAGACGTACCAACTAACAACCTGCCGGAGCTGTCGATGCGGGCGCGTTCTTGATTGTTCGTAGCAAATACAGTTGGCGCGTTTAGAAAATTCCAAATCTGCAGTGCATTGCCGCCGCCCACGCCACTGCTGGTAGAACCTAATGCGCCAACGGATGCCTGTTGCGTTGTATCTTCATAAAATTGAACTGCCCCAAATGAACTTGTCGTAGTGTGATCAATACGCAGGTGGGGTGTAGTTGCAGCCCTGAGGTGAAGTAAATCGCCAACCGTCGTAGCGCCAATCCCTACTCGCTGTGACGAGTCAATCGTCATTGCGCGAACTGGGCTATTGCCTAGCGAAGAAACAGTGAAAAACTGAAGATCACATCCGTCAGGCGACAAACGCTCAGACTTGATTGCTGAACCAGTAGAAAAGCTTGGCGTAGTTGATGGAATAAAGAACAGCGCAGCTTTAGACCCTGTTGTTGTTGAGCCACTTGTAATTT